GAGAGTTGCTCGATCAGGTGTACGTCACTGCGGCGTCTCAAGATGCCAGCCTGAACCAGAAGCATGAAGTCCTCAAGACGCTCATCAAGGCCGCAGGTCTGGAGCCCAAGGAGGAAAAAGTCAAGGATACCGGGCCCGGGTTCAGTATCAGCATCGACTTGGGAGGTGGCCAGTCCATATCCCTCAGTAACCAGCAGACCATCACGCCGGTTACACTGGACGCAGAGGTCAAGGAGATCAAGTGAGCAGTACCTACAAGCCGACAGAGACCCAGCGCGAGTTCATGCTGGACGAATCCTACGTTCGTGTGCTGGCTGGACCAGTCGGTGGTGGCAAGTCAGTCACTTGTGTACATGAGCTGGTTCGACTAGCCTGTGGCCAGAAGCCGAACGCCAAGGGTATCCGCAGAACCCGGGCGATCATCGTACGTAACACGGCTGACCAGCTGGCGCTGACGACACGGAAGACGGTGTTCGACTGGCTGCCGCCCGGCGAGGCTGGTATCTGGAAGGCTGTGGAGAAGACGTTTATTCTGATGGCCAAACTGCCGGATGGGACTCAGGTCGAGTCTGAATGGATTTTCATTCCGCTGGATACGCCGGACGACGTGCGTAAAGCGCTGTCACTGGAGACCACGTTCCTGTGGGGTAACGAGAGCCGAGAACTTAACAGCGAGGTTGTGGATGGCCTGCTGTCACGTCTGAACCGATACCCGTCGGCCAAGGACGGTGGCCCCACTCGGTCGTGTGCGCTGTTCGATACCAACATGCCCGATGAGGACACATGGTGGCACGACAAGATGGAGAACCCGCCGAGCAACTGGGCCATCCACAAGCAGCCTGCCGCGATCATCAAGCCGTCGGTGTACCTTGAGCGGTTCGGCGAGGAGCCGGAAGAAGTCCTGCTGGATAAGGACGACAACGAGTGGGCGGTCAACCCCGAGTGCGACAACTACGACCACCTGCCCAAACAGTACTACCCCAACATCATCCCGGGCAAGACTGAGGACTGGCTGCGGGTGTACCTGCGCTCGGAGTATGGCCGCTCGCTGTCCGGCACGCCGGTGTATGAGAAGACTTTCACGCACGACTTCCATGTGTCCAAGGACAAGATCAAGCCGATCCGCAGTGAGGACTACCCGGTCATCATCGGTCTGGACTTCGGGCGCACACCGGCAGCGGTGTTTAAGCAGCGCGACCCACGCGGGCGCGTAGTGACTCTGGCTGAGTTGACGTCGGAGAACATGGGCATCGAGACATTCCTGCGCACGAAAATGAACCCGTTCATTGCGAACAACATGCAGGGCTGCTCGTTCCTCGTTGCGCCTGACCCGGCAGGGTACGCCAAGCAGCAGCAAGGCGAAATGTCGTTGGTCGATATTGTCAAGCAGGCTGGGTTCAAATGTCAGCGACCACCAACAAACGACCCTGAGAAACGGGTTCAGGCAGTCGAGCGCTTGCTTGTACAGCAAGTGGAAGGTAAGGCGATGTACCTGATTGACCCGGGCTGCGTGCAGCTCATCAAGGGTTTCCGGTACGGGTACCGGTACAAAATCAAGAAGTCTGGGGAGATGGAGGACAAGCCGGACAAGAACCCGTTCTCCCACGTCCACGACGCCAACCAGTACGCCGACTCGATCATCGACATGAACATCCGGGGGGCGACGCTCAGCTCCGGGCGGCGAGAAGTCAAGAAGTCCGGATACTCATACACTTGACCGTCCACCCGCTAGGGGTACAATCCCGGCATATAGCCGCTAGAAAGGGCTCGCCATGAGCTTGATGTCAACCAACTTTGTCCAGTCGCAGGCACCTGACGTATATGAACGCGCCAAGGGCGCGAACGGTCGACTGTTTGTCGAGGACGGCAACTCGGCGTTCTACCAAGGGCGGCAGTATTTCACGTTCAGCGAGTACAGCATTGCGCAGGGCGCGGTGGGTGTGTACAAGGTTGTCATCACTGAAGACGTCATCATGCGTGACTTCTTTGTGCTCCTGACGGTGTCGAACGCCGACGTAGAGATTGTCACTGGCGGCACTGAGGGTGGCACCTTTGGAACTTCTTTGGTCATCCAGTCGACGAACAACATGCTGCGCACACCTGTGCGGGCTAGTACATCGACCATGAGCTATGGCGGCACGCACACTGGCGGTACGGCGCTGGACAAGTTTGTGCTGATCTCAGGAAACAACCTGAACCAAGCTGTTGGCGGGCGAGGTGGCGAGCAGTTTCCAGTAGGGTTCCCGCCCGGTACGTACTACGTCCGCATCACGAATACTGGCTCCACCACAGCCACAGGTCTGTTCAAGGCCCGCTGGACAGAAGACCCGAACTAAGGACATTTCATGGCTACAGGCATTGCCCTCATTCCCGTCGCTCGCAGCTCAGACCTTGAACGCGAGTCGCAGAAACGCAACACAGAATTGCAAGCATCGCAGGTCATACAAGGACTGGGTGCCCATGCTCGCAAACGCTGGGAGTCTGCCCGGGAAGCCAAACGGACCATCGAGGAGCGCATGCTGCAGTGTCTGCGTCAGCGCAACGGCGAGTATGACCCTGACAAACTGGCTGACATCAAGCGCCAAGGTGGCTCTGAGATTTACATCCAGCTGACATCCGTGAAGTGCCGTGCCGCGACGAGCTGGCTGCGTGATACCTTGCTGGGCACCGGCAACGACAAGCCGTGGAGCCTCGAAGCTACACCTGAGCCCACGCTACCCCCTGAGCTGATCCAAGAGCTGATGGCCAACATGCAGCAGCAGTTGCAGGTCATGATGGAGCAGGGCTTGGCCATGCCAGACCCCACACAGCTGCGCGAGGCCGCGTCCCAGATGAAAGACGCAGCGATGCGTAAGCTGCGCGAGGAAGCCAACGAGCGCGTTGACCGCATGGAACTCAAGATGGAGGACCAGCTCATCGAGGGTAACTGGACCGACGCCCTGAATGCGTTCTTGGACGACATCGTGACGTTCCCGTACGCCGTGCTCAAGGGGCCGATCAAGCGCAAGCGCAAGACCATGTCTTGGCAAAACGGCCAGCTGGTTCCGTCTGAAGAGATTCGCAACGAGTGGGAGCGGGTTGATCCGTTCATGCTCTACTGGGCACCATGGGCCTCCGACATTCAGGACGGCTTCATCGTTGAGCGCCATCGCATGACTCGTGAAGACCTGCAGGCTCTGATGGGCGTGCCCGGGTACAACGACGACGCGATCCGTTCCGTGCTCAACAACTTTGACATGGGCAACCTGAACGAGTGGCTGTGGACTGACAGCGCCCAAGCTACGGCTGAAGGCAAGGACACCACACAGACCATTTTCACGACAGACCTGATCGACGCACTGCAGATGTGGGACAGCGTCAAGGGCAGCGACTTGCTCGACTGGGGTCTGTCTAAGAAAGAGATTCCTGACCCAGACTTGAGCTACCCCTGCGAGGTGTGGCTGGTCGGCTCCACGGTTATCCGTGCTGTGCTGAACTACGACCCGCTGGGCCGAAAGCCGTACTACGTGACATCCTACGAGAAAGTCCCCGGCGCAGTGGCCGGTAAGGGCGTGACTGACCTGTGCCGCGACTCCCAGAACATGGTGAACGCCGCTGCTCGCAGCTTGGCCAACAACATGGGCATCAGCTCTGGCCCACAGGTGGGTGTGAACGTGTCGCGCCTGCCCCCGGGCGAGGACATCACCGAGATGTACCCTTGGAAAATCTGGCAGTTCCAGAGCTCGGAGTTCAACGACGGCTCACAGCCGCTCCAGTTCTTCCAGCCGGGCAGCAACGCCAACGAGCTCATGGCCGTGTTTGAGAAGTTCTCTGCTCGAGCTGACGAGGACACCATGATCCCGCGTTACATGACTGGCGATCCCTCTGGCGGCGCTGGCCGTACGTCGTCTGGCCTGTCGATGCTGATCTCCAACGCCGGTAAGGGCATCAAGCAGGTCATCAGCAACATCGACCGCAACGTGATCGTGCCGTCCATCGAGCGTCTGTACCAAGACAACCTGCGCTACAGCAAAGACCCAGACCTGATCGGCGACGTCAAGGCCGTGGCCAAGGGCGCGAACAGTTTGGTGGTCAAGGAAGCCGAAGCTATCCGCCGCAACGAGTTCTTGCAGATCGTGCTCAACAGCCCAGTGGCGCAGCAGATCGTGGGTATGGACGGTGCAGCGGAGCTCCTGCGCGAGCAGGCCCGCAACCTGAGCGGCAACGTGAACCGCATCGTGCCAGACCGCCCAACGCTCACAGCCATGCAGAACCTGCAGCAGCAAAACGCGCAGCTCCAAGAGCAGCTGGCCGTCATCATGGGTGAACTCCAAGGTGGCGCACCGGGTGCTCCGGGCATGACGCAAGGCGCTGCACCGAAGAATATGCTGCCTGATGGCAGCCAAGTGGGTGGACGCGAAGGAAATATGATGTCAGCACGACCCAATGGTGTTTGACATTTTTTGAATTTGTTGTATAGAATCCACACATGAAGATTTTTGTAGGCCAAAAGCCTGACCGGCAGCACATGCAAGCGTTAATTCGCTGCAAGCTGCAAGAAAACGAGCCGTTGTTGGCGTTGTTCAAGCTGAAACTGGAGGAGACCAAAAACTCCTTGATGGTTGCAGAAGAGCCACACCGCATACACCGCCTCCAAGGTCAGGCCCAAGTCTTAACAGATTTCCTCGAAGCGGTTGAAAAATCGTCAGAGGTCTTCGACCGGATCAAGTGATCCGAATTTTGTAGTCCTAGCAAACCATTATGTGGACGGCAGACCGAAGTAGGAGCCTGAAGCAGAGTTGGAGCTTTAAAGGAAATTGAAATGGCATTGCCAAGACAAGTAGAAGCTCAGTTACGTGAACTGGAAGCACTGGAAAAGCAGCTGACCGAAGCGCAAAACCCTGCACCCGCAGACCCTGCGCCAACCCCAGCAGAGCCTCCCCAAGACCCACAGCCCGCGCCCACGGAGCCAAAGCCTGTTGAACCAACGCCGACACCGACTGAACCAGTCGTAGCGGAAGAGACATGGCAGCAGAAGTACAAAACCCTCAAGGGCATGTACGACGCCGAAGTGCCTCGCTTGCATGCAGACCTGCGTGACCTCAAGGCCCAAGTGGATAACCTCCGCAAAGCCAGCGAGACCAAGCCGGTTGAGCCTGCCAAGCCCAAAGCTGCTGAGAAGTTGGTGACTGATGCTGATGTTGAAGCATTTGGTTCGGACCTGATTGAGGTCCAGCGCAAAGTTGCCCGCGAAGTGGCAGCAGAGTTTCGTGGCGAGTTAGACGCCATGCGTGCCGAGAACGAGAAGCTGCGTGAGCAGTTGACCAGCACCGGTACTCAAGTGTCTGAAGCCAGTTTTGAGCAGCGCCTGTACCGTATGGTGCCGGACTTTGAAGCAGTCAACGCCGATCCCAAGTGGATTGCTTGGCTCAACGAAGTTGACCCGCTGCTCCGAGCCCCACGATCTTCTGTTGCACAGCAAGCGTTCAACCGAGGCGACGCTGAAGGAGTAGCACACTACGTGGCGATGTTCAAGCAGAGCATCAAACCCGTGGAGCCCGCTGCCGACAAAACCGAAGAGCTTGAGCGTCAAATTCAGCCGAATCGCGGTGCCGCAAGCACACCTCCTACCTCTCAAAAAGGTAAGGTCTACACCAACGCAGACATCGAAAAGATGTTCCGCAAGGCGACTGATCTGGGTGTTAAGGGGCGCGTCGAGGAGGCAAGGAAACTTGAAGCTGAAATTGATGCCGCGTACATGGAAGGTCGCGTAACAGCGTAATCCGTGGGCAAGGCAACTACCCCAACCTGTTTTATTTAGGAGGCCATCATGGCTGCAGTTTATCCCGTCACTGGCTCTGGTGCATTTGACACCAACCCATCGTATTCCGGCGCTTTCATCCCGACCCTGTGGTCTGGCAAGCTGCTGGCTAAGTTCTACCAGAACACCATGTTGTCTGAAGTCACTAACACTGACTACGAAGGCGAGTTGAAGAACCAAGGCGATACCGTGCGTATCCGTCTGGCCCCTTCGATCAGCATCTCTGACTACACCGTTGGCCAGAACCTGTCGTACGAAGTCCCCACTCCTATCTTCCAAGATATGCAAGTGAACAAGGGCAAGTACTTCGGCGTGCAAGTCAACGACGTGTTGTCTTATCAGTCCGACATGAACCTGATGAACATGTTCACCGAAGACGCTGCCAAGCAGCTGAAAATCGCCATCGAAAACGAAGTGTTCTTCAACAGCTTCGTGACCGAAGGCCCTGCTGCTGCCAACGAAGGCGGTACTGCTGGTGCTATCTCTGCTGCCTACAACTTGGGCACAGACATCGCTCCTATCGACCAAGCCACTCCCGAGAACGTGCTCAAGGCCATCTTGCGCATGTCTACAGTGCTGGACGAGCAGAACGTGCCTGAAGACGGTCGTTTCCTGATTATCAGTCCCTTCGACCGTCACCTGTTGATGCAATCCAACATCGCCCAAGCGTATTTCACTGGCGATCAGGCAAGCACCATCCGTACCGGCAAGATCGGTATGTTGGACCGCTTCAGTGTCTATGTGTCCAACCTGCTGCCAAAAGGCTCCGCTGGTAAGGCACTGGTCGCTGGTCTGACTGACCCAGCCACTGGCGGCGCTGTGGCTGACGCCAAGGCCCGTCGTACGATGATCGCTGGTACAAAGGCTGCAACGTCTTTCGCCATGACCATCAACAAGACTGAGCCTCTGCGTAACCAGACTGACTTCGGCGACATCGTCCGTGGTTTGGCTGTGTACGGTCGCAAGGTCGTGAAGCCAGAAGCTCTGGTCGTTGCGCAAGTTGGCGCAGCTGCCTGATAGGTGGCACAATAAAGGGGCTCTTCGGAGCCCCTTTTTACATTTGGAGTACACATGAACGTAATTGACCTGCTGGCCCGCCTCAATGGCGAAATCTTGTCCAACAAGGCCCGCGCAGTAATCGGCGGCAAGATTGTCATCTTGGCCCGCATGAACAGCGCTGACTGGGAATACACCCCCGAAGGTCAAGAGCTGGCCAACAAGCATTCCAACGAAGTTGTGGCTGAGGCCAAGGCCCCACGCACTCGCAAGCCGAAAGATGTACCAGTCGAGCCCGTTGCGGTAGAATCGACTGATATAGAGCCTGAACTGTGAGGTAGACCATGGCCACCGTGAAAGTTGTTGACCTGATCTCTCGGGCCAGAACAATTCTTCAAGACACCACGTCTGTGCGGTGGGCTTTGTCTGAATTGCAGTGGTGGCTCAACGACGGCTACCGCGAAACCTTGAATCTTCGCCCGGACTCAAACACTCTGGTGGGCACCTTTTCTTGTGCGGCTGGCCCGCGTCAGGTGCTCACTACGGGCTTTGCAAACGCATCGCGCCTCGTGTCTGTGGTGCGCAACGTATCGGCAAATTCCAACAAACACTCCGTACATCTGGTCGACCGCCGTGTTCTGGACACGCAGCGCCGTGGGTGGTACGCCGACCCCGCCAGCGTAAGCATAGAGCAGTACATCTTCGACGCTCGCCAACCCAAAGAGTTTATGGTGTACCCTCCGGCTACTACTGACGCGCAGCTTGAAGTGCTGTACGCTCAGGTGCCAGCGCCGCATACGCTGACAGATGAACAGCTAGGCAGTTTGCTCACCGCTGAGGTGATCCGCATAGACGACACATTCGCCAATGCGCTGCTCGACTACATTTTGTTCCGGGCCTACACTAAAGACGCAGAGCTACAAGCCAACGCCGCTCGCGCCGTGGCCCACTATCAAGCCTTCCAGAACTCGCTTGGCGTTTCTGCGCAGGCCAACGCTGCATCGCAGCCGGGAGTTGCCTGATGGCTAAGCTTTGGGACGATTTTCTACCGCTGTTGTCTCCGCACTTACCCGGGTGCCCCAACGCATCCATGCGGACGTATCTTGCTTCTACGGCTTCAGATTTCTTCGCTCGCACGTATTTATGGCGCGAGCAGATTGGCGCTATGTACGTTGCGCCCAACCAAGTTGACTACGACTTTGACCCTGACTGCGGGCTTGTAGAAGACGTGATCTCTGTGGTTTATGGCGAAACCGCGCTGACGCGCACCGACTTGCGCTTGATCGGTGCTGAAAAGTTGTCCGAAACTGGTGAGCCCCGTGAGTATTGGGTTCAGGCGGACAACAGCATTCGCGTTTTCCCAACGCCAGAGGAACGCACCACCCTGAAGGTATATGCTGTCCTCAAACCGAACCGCGCCGGTACTGGTGTGGAAGACTGGATTTACGAGACTTGGGCGGACACCATTGTCAGCGGGGCGATTGCTCAACTGGCGATGATTCCCAACAAAGAGTGGACGGATGTGGCTCTGGCTGGCATGCACAAAGGCATGTTCGAGCGGGCCGTAACCAACGCTCGCATTCGTGATTTTCGCGGCGTGCATCGCATGGTGCGCCAGCGACCAGCAGCGTAAGGAAACGTCATGTACCAGAAAATTAAGCTCGTTCAGGGCGACACCCGCCCGCAGATCAAATACGTTGTGTCTGACGAGACCACAAACACTATTGTCGATTTGACTGGTGCTACCGTGCTGCTGAAGTTCCGCGCTGCCGGGTCGCCTACCGTGTTGTTCACGCTCACAGGGTACTTGCAGTCCGGGATTGAAGACATCAATGGGGAAGTCACCGCTGCAGGTATCGGTGAGCAGTACGCTGTCCCCGGCAGCGGCGGTCGCGTAGCGTTCCAGTTTAGCCCGGGTAACCTTGATGTAGAGCCCGGTGCGTATGAGGGCGAACTTGAAGTTACGTTCTCAGACTCCAGCATCCAGACTGTCTACTCGGTCACCAAGTTCCAAGTACGAGCTCAGTTCTAAATGGCACGCCCGCCAAAGACCACGCGACTTACAGCTCTAGCGACCTACAAGTTGCTGGCAGCACGTGCCCGCGTGGTTATTGGCACAGCCAAGCCTCAAAGCAGCACCATCAACGCAATAGCGCGTGTAGCGGCCATGGCTGCGGTTGGTAAGGGGGCTAAGCTCTCTGCGTCTGTTAGAGCTTCCCTGCTCGTTACGGGAGCCAAGACGGGTAAATTCTTCACGCTGGTGAATGTGGACGACACAATAACATCGTCAGAAATTCGCAACTTCAACCTATCCAAACTGCGTGTTGACGAAGTCCAAGCAGTTGACAGGGCTCTTGCTGAAGTGTTCAAAGTGCTGGCCGACGCTGCGCACGTGGCCGATCAGGTCAATCTGTTGGCCGGTAAAGGTTTGGTTGATCTGGCTACAACCACCGAGTTGGTGACGCGTGATAGTAGCAAACTGTTGACTGACATAGTGCCCACGTCCGAGTTGGCTACCAAGGCTTTCAGCACAACACGCCAAGACGCATTTGCTGCAGACGACAACAGCGATATTGAGGTCGACAAGGCTTTGTCTGACGCTACGCTTACCTCCGACTTGCTCGACCGTACGGTTGCGTTTGTGCGGTTCTTTGACGACGTAGCTGACGCTGGAGACGAGATCAATGCAAACCTTCTGACGGACGACGGCCAAGTAGTATTCCTCAACAAGGCAATACGAGACACCGCCACTACTTCGTCCCAGACTACGTTTGACATGACGCGTACGCAGGCAGATTCGTCGTTGACGAGTGATAATGCACTGCTGTTGGCTGCCAAGCAGCTCGACGATCTTGTCGGCATGGGCGACTTCAACGTCTTTGAGTTTGGCTCTACTCGCACTGATGAGGTTTTATCTACGGACGCTGCGACCTTGGGGGCGGGCAAAGTTTCTCAGGATGCTATCTCCACTGCCACCACGACAGCCCGTGCGTTCTTTAAGTCTCTGTACGACGAGGTTGTCACAGCAGACTCGATGAGTTTCTTCTTTGATGCGTACTACGCCACTGGCGTAGTGACTTCGGAAGATGTGTTGGTGGTTCGTATAGCCGCCGCTGGGGTACCGCCACAGTTAGACAATCAAACAGCGACCGATACGACTGCTGTTGGCACCAATAAAAATTTCTCTGATGTAGTAGGTGTGTCGGACGATTTCTTTGGTACAGCCAATCTCGACGACGATCAGATTACTTTTGTTGGCAAGAACCTCACAGAAAATCTTACCGCCACGGAATTGCGTACGCTTGCGTTACAGCGTACACTACAGGAATCCGCAGGCGCGACCAGCAGCGGGTTGCTGGCCATGACCGATTACTGTGACAGCACCTACTTTTCGCAAGCGTATGTCGGTACAGAGCGAATTTTTTCATGAGGAACTGAGATGAACACTCTCGAAAACCTGAAGGCCAGCGGCCAACTCCACGTTGTTTTGACGGGTCCTGACGGCCAAGTCAAAGAAGACCATCTGTTGAAAAACTTGGTCGTTGACACCGGTTTGAACTTCATCGTCAACCGCATGAAGGACGCCACCGCCCCTGTTATGTCGCACATGACACTGGGTACTGGCACGACAGCCGCTGCCGCAGCCAACACTACACTCGAAGCCGAGATCGCAGGTGCGCGAGTAGAGCTGACGAGTACTACGGTGGCTGCGAACCAGATCACATACATTGCCTCCTTCGCTGCTGGCGTGGGCACTGGCGCTGTGACTGAGGCCGGTACGTTCAACAACATCACTGGCGGCACAATGCTTTGCCGCACAGTGTTCCCGGTCGTGAACAAGCAGGCTGGCGACTCGATGACTGTTACTTGGACAGTGACTGTCAGCTAAATTTAGGGGCTACTCGTGGAAGCACAGATCATCACCCGCGAGGTTGGCGATACGGCCAAAGGTAGCCCGCTGACCAATGCTGAGGTCGACCAGAACTTCATCAACCTGAAGGACCGGATCGAGGAAGCCAAAGAAGAAGCCAACACCGACGCACTGGTGTTGGCTATTGCACTGGGGTAATCATGGCAACGAGCTTTATCAACGCCACAGTAAACAACGTAGGTGACGGCGAGACGGTGGTGTACACCGTACCTACAGGCGTGAAAGCTATCCTGATTGGCTGCAACGTAGCGAACAAAACTGGTGGCATTTTGCCTATCAGCCTGATTCTCCGCAAAACAGACGGCGACACTTATATTTCCAACAACAAGCGTATCGGCAACGGCGAAAGCGACGAGCTTATGCGTGGAAATAAGCTTGTCTTGATGGCTGGAGATGCTATAGTTGCGGCCAGTGTGCTTGACAACAGCTTCGATGTCATAGCTTCAATCTTGGTGGGGGTTGCGTAATGGCTGGTTTTTATGAAGGCTCAGACCTCGCAGACAAAACCTTTTATGGTTTTCGTCTGAATCCAGACAGCGGCAATCTGGACGTCGAGATCATCAACGATGGCACACCAGTGGTGTTGCCACAAGAAACAACGGTCGACAAGTACGACTATAAGCAATGGGTTTGGACACGCGACACACTGCGTTTTCAGTGGGGCCCTAACGGGCATTTACAGGTGGTGTTCTTATGACACAAGTGATCGACCTCGGGAAGCTGCGCTTCCATTTTGCTGGTGATTGGAGCGGCTCCACCACCTACGAATCTAACGACATTGTCAAGTACGGCGGTAACGTGTATGTGTACACGTACGGCCTGAAGACTTCCGGCAACTTGCCTACATCAACCACCTATTGGGCGTTGATGGTTGAGGGCTTTAAGTTCAAAGGCGTGTTTGACACAGCGGTGCAATATCGTGTCGGTGATGGCGTGGCCCACGGCGGTAAAGTCTATGTAGCTGTCGTGGACAGTACAGGCCAGACACCTCCTAACACTACATACTGGTCGCAGTTTGCCGACGGCATTCAGTACGAAGGTGCATACACCGACGTCAAAGCCTATCAGAAGAACGACGTTGTTACTTTGGGTGGCGCGGTTTACATTGCTAAGGTTGACACCACTGGCAACAATCCAACAAATGCTACCTACTGGGATCGCTTTGTAGACGGCATTTCCCCCCAGTCTGTGTACAACGGCGCGACTGCGTATGTGGTTGGCGACATGGTGCCGTACGGCTCCAACATTTACCGCTGCATCCAGAACACCACTGGCAATTTACCGACAAACACCACATACTGGGTTCCATTCCTCTACGGTTTTTCTAACCGTGGTGTGTGGTCGACTGGCTCTGCGTACAAGATCGGTGAGATCGTCACTTATGGCGGTTCTACATACCAAGCCAAGGCAGACAACAATGGTGTGAACCCTGCGACTACGCCGTTGACTTGGGACAAGCTGACGTACGGTTTTAAGAATCGTGGCCTGTGGGCTACTTCGTCCGAGTATGTCACTGACGACGTCGTTGCTTATGGTGGCAACACATACATTGCGCTGCTGCCCCACGCTTCTACTACGTTCCAGCTTGATCTCGATGCTGATAAGTGGCAGAAATTTAACTCCGGCGTTCGCTGGCGCGGTGTCTGGACAGCGACAACGTCATACCTCAAAGACGACATCATCAAGGACGCTGTTGGCTCCGCGTACATTGCCACACAAGATCACACATCTACCAGTGATTTTTCGGCCGACTCTGCTGCGAACAAGTGGACAGTGTTTGTTCTTGGCGGCGCTGACATCCTGCCAGCGATTCAGGCTACTGACGTAGGGCAGTCGTTGACTGTAAAGCCTGATGGCTCCGGCATTGACTGGGTTGGCGCTACGCAGTCAGACAAGGTCTTTTACGTGGCCTCCCACGGTACAGATTCTCCTACGGCTGGCCGCAACTTGTCGAACCCATTCGCTTCGATTAAATACGCCACGACTCAGTGTGGTGAAGGCGCTACGATCTTTGTGAAGACTGGCACGTACGACGAACAGCTCCCAATCACGATCCCGGCCAACACAGCCATCGTTGGGGACAACCAGCGTACCGTTGTGGTCCAGCCAAAGGCTGGCAACAGTGACGACGGCGTTACTCCTAACGCTCAGGCGTCTATGTTCTTGATGAGCAACGGCTCTATCCTGAACAAGATGACGTTCAAAGGCATGACTGGCTGGGTTCCCGGCACGACTGCTGATGACGTGACTACCTCTACCATCAAAGGTGTTGTAGTTCGACTGAACCCAGCATCGCCTATCACGCACAAGTCTCCCTACGTGTTGGAGTGCTCGTTCATTGGCTCTGGTGGTATCGGCGCGTTGATCGACGGTTCTGTGCACGCAACCGGTGCGAAGACAATGATCTTCCACGGTTACACTGTGATCTCTGACAACGGCGTTGGCTACTGGGTAAAAGACGGCGGCAAGTCCGAAATCGTTTCTTGCTTCACGTACTACTGCTACTTTGGGTACACAGCCTCTGGCGGCGGTTTTATCCGTGCGTTGAACGGCAACAACAGCTATGGCACTTGGGGCGCTACCGCTCGCGGCTTCGACGCCTCTGAGTCAGCCATTACCGGTGTTATTGTTGGCGAGCAGCTTCCCTTCACGTATGGTGGCGGTTTGATCAACGTCGGCGATACTGTGTCTAACGGCGCGGGTGCCACAGCCATTGTCACCAACGTGCAGTACTCTGCGGACAAGGTGTACATTAAAAACCGCACTGGCACATTTACTGGCGCTGACGCGCTTACATTTACAAGCGGCGGTACAGGCACTGCGCTAGGCGCGGCTGAAGACCAGCGCGGCTTTGTCCTCGTAGCAAATGGATTTAGCGAGCTGCCAAAACCCGGCGCTAGTATTTCGCTGGCAGGCGACACGTTTTCTTACGTCATTCAGTCGACGACCAACACATGGGTAGACGCAAACAGCGACATCGTTTTGTTGTTGTCCCAAGAAAAACCTAGCGGTTCAGCTTCTGGCACTGCGATCACTATTCGTTATAAGTACTCACAGATTCGTCTGACGGGCCACGACTTTTTGTCGATCGGCACTGGCGGCACTGTGACGACAAACTACCCCGGCACGCCCACGCAGGCAGCAGCGCAAGGCAACGAGACAGATGAAGCGTTCCCCGGGCGCGTGTTCTATGTGTCTACAGACCAAGACGGCAACTTCCGCGTTGGTGAGTATTTCCGCATCGACCAAGCAACTGGTAAAGCCACCTTGAACGCCTCAGCGTTTGACTTGTCCGGCCTGTCCTCGCTGCGTTTGGGTTCTATCGGCGCTCAGCTCGGCGAGCAGATCAACGAGTTCTCTTCTGACGCCACCATGAGCGGCAACAGCAACTTGGCTGTGCCGACTGAATACGCAGTCAAGACATACGTCGACGGAAAAGCTGCAACGGCTGTTTCTACCGCTAACTCGTACACCGATGCCGCTGTAGGGGCGGTATCTGTCAGCTCTATTCCGTTCATGAACACAATCAGCACAGACAAATCTGCCCCGGCAGCGTCGATGACTTTTAGCATGGATACCCTTACACTGTCTGGCAGTTCTGTGTACACTATCCCCACTGGGGCTTACCACTTCGTCTTGAGTCCTAACGGATTCGCCCTCTTCCAATAAGGAGCTTCTTCATGTCTAAAATTGTTGTTGACCAAATTCAAAAGTCTGGCGGAGCTGCCTTTACTTTGCCTACTTCTGACGGCGCTGCAGGGCAAATTATGGTTACAGACGGAGCCGGTACGCTTTCGTTTGCGGCCCCACCTTCTGACACCACTGTCCCTGCGGACAACAGCTTGGTGTATGGCTCGGTGTTTACGGCTTCTGCACGTGGGAACGTGTATAGCACTGGTGAGTGGAGTTCTTCTGGCCCAAACAGCACGTACCAAAACGCAACTGCCGCTGGCACAAACGCAACTTACACCCACCAGTCGTTTAACATGTTTTTGGGCGACGGATACCCAAACGGTACGTCCCAGATCATGTATTCTGGCGACTTTCGTGGCCTTGAGTACCGCACAATTCTTTATGGTGCCAACAACCGCCTCGGACACAACTACCGCGAACTGTTCTACTACGAGAACAACACCAGCTACGGCGGTGTTAGTTGGCATGTCATGCCTGTACGTAACACCACCGGCTCCTCAATCACACGCTCATTGAGCTTCATGTTTAGCTCATACGACACCTATAACGGAGCTGCGTTAGGGTACTACACCCCAAATGCTTCTACGTATGCTGCTACAACTGGTGGAACATGGACCCAGCCGTACACAAACACCAGTAACACAATCACCAGTACCTCGTCTTCGATTACGATTCCAGCCAATACGACTGTGCTGGTGATGTTGGTGACTTCGCACAACTACCAGACAACATACTACTTCAAAGAATCGAGCATGTTCTATGGCTTGAGTTCTTTCTTCGGTGCGGACTTGGTCTGTGACCTGCGTATGCTTAATGCTTTGGCAAAACTGCGTACGCCTTCGGCTACCAACTCTGTTTCAGCTCCCCACGAAATCTATACAGGCTGTGCAGCAGTGTACGGGGACCGCTAAGCCATGATCTACGTCAAGTTTGGCGAAGACAACACGTCCGTAGAGATGCGGGCGGATGTGTCCGAAGAAGAGAAAGGCGACTATGTCGCCTTATCTGACGACTCGCTGTTTGGCAAGCGCCTCGTCAAGACAAAGACCAAAGTGCGTGAGTTTACGGCGAAAGAGTACGCTGACGAAGCAGCTGCGATAGACAAACGCCACAAAGGTATTGTCATTGACAACATGGCTAGGGCGCTATTGCGGGAGACGGCACACCTAGTAGAACCTGATTTTTATGGAGCCCTGACTGCCGAGCAAAAAGCGGAAGTCAAAGCCTACCGCGACGCGTTACGGAACATAGGCAAGCAGGACAAGTACCCTGAGTATGTCGAGTTCCCTGATAAACCAAACATCTGAGGAGGTTACTGTGCCTACTTTTTCATCTGAAAAAATTTCCGTGCAACGCATAGGCGCTGTTGGCGGAGATTTTCTATCTCCTACCGAAACTGCCGAACTTTTAAAACCGGGTAACGAAGTATCTGGCGAGGCTATTTTCACAACCCCCGGCACCTTCACTTTCGTTGTTCCAGCAGGCGTAAGAAAAATCTCTGCCTTGGCAGTAGGCGGCGGCGGCGGCGGCGGTTCCTCATGGTCCCAAGGTCCGGGCACGGGTGCTGCGCTTGCTTGGGCTGACGACATACCAGTCACTGCAGGGCAGACAATCAGCATTACTGTGGCTGGAACTGCGTCGGCAGGCCAAAACGGCGCAGCTTCTATCGTAGGAAGTTTCTTTTCAGCGCAAGGTGGAAGGCACGCTCCTAATGGCGACAACGTAGGTGGCGCTCCGCAATCCGGCACTGTTAGTGCGTCCGGTGGTACTGGCGGTATGGCATACAGTACTTCTTGGGAAGGCGGTGGCGGTGGCGCTGGCGGGTATACTGGCAAAGGCGGTAACGGCTACTACGGTCCTTCTGGTACGCTTCCCTATAACGGTTCTGGCGGCGGCGGCGCTGGCGGCACTGGGTATGCCTCTTCTACATATGCGTTTGCCGGTGGCGGCGGCGTCGGTATTTTTGGGCAAGGCGCTAGTGGTACATGGGGTTCTTTGCCCAACCAATCTTCCGCACCCAGTAACAGCGGTAACTCGTTTTACTCTGACCTTCGATACTCAGGTCCAGCCGGTTCAGGTGGCGAGCATGGAGCCCCTAGTAGCAACGGCACAACTACTTCAAACTTTGGCCGTACGCAGTACAGCGGAGAAGGCGGTCGCTACGGCGGCGGAGGCGGCGGCTCTGGCACTAACTTGAGTGGCAGTTCTAGCTTCGGCGCTGGAGCTCAAGGTGCGGTTCGTATTGTTTGGTCAACCAAACGTACCTACAGTATCGCTGTGGCTTAAAAGGAAAAAACATGCGTGAAATTGACAACTAC